TTTTTTTTTTTTATTTTTATTTTTTAGAAGAAAATCTCTATCTTTAATTTGTCTATCCAATTCTATTATTTCATTCCTAATTTTTTGTTTTTTTCCTAAAGAGTTATTTAGTGTATCTTCTTCTTTTTCATCTCCTTTATTTATACCGTTATCAATCCACCATTTTGAATTAATTAATTTTTCAATAATCTCGGTTTTTTTTAAATTAGCAATGCCTTTAAAAACTTTATTTTTAGCAACCAGTTCCCTTAATCCACCAACTCCTCTAACATTTAATTTTTCTAAATCTGATACAGTATATTTTTTCATAATTAAATAATAATTCTTATATATATAGTATAAACAATATAAAATATAAAATTATGCCAACTAAATTCAGACTTTCGGATTTGGAATATAAAAAAATAGAATTAGAAAAACAGCTAAAATTACTTGAAACTAATGAATTAGATGAAATTTCAGATGAAGAAGAATATATTGATATAGAGGAAGATATTGATAAAGAGGAAGATATTGATAAAGAGGAAGATAGTGATAAAGAAGAAGGTAGTGATAAAGATTATAGTGATAAAGAAGAAATAAAAAATGATACTGATACTGAAAATGATAGTGAAACTGAAGAAGATGAGATTTCTAAAAAAGTAAATAGTATTATTGATAAAAGAAAACTAAATAAATATATGAAAGTTATTAATAATATATTACATTTTTTTGAGAATTATATGGAGGAACGTATGGATGAGTTAGATAGTAAAAATATTATTACAAAAAAAGATAGTTTTAATTTTAATAAAGAATATAGATCGAATTTAGATGTATTTTATAGTGAGTATGATAATATTACCGATAGTATGCCTATAGAATTAGATTTTACTAATACTTATATAAAAAATATTAATAAAAGATTATCCTCTTTAGATGATGATGTAAATGAGTATTTATTATTAGTTTGAATATATATTTTTTAAAGTCTTAATATATAAAAAATATAAATGATAAATGATGAAACTATTCAATTAACACTTGAACCTCAAAATAATTATAAGAGTAAAACTACATTAATTAAAACTATATTATCCGACATATGGGGAAGAAGGAATAAGCATTATAAAAAATATAGCAAAAATCGGAAAATTAATACATTTATAAAAATATTAATAAATGGATTAAATGCAACATCAGTGTGTTCTCTTATTCTTTCATTATCACCTTTATCTCCAATCGTTATAATTTTAGCTTTATCAACGACAACATTATCCGGAATTATATCCGCGGTTTTTAGCTCTATGAATATAGATAGTAAAATAAACTCTCATAATACTTCAAATCTACAATATAACAATTTATATCGAGATATATCTGCTAGACTTTTAAGAAATGGATTAAATAGTGCAGATCTAGATTTATTATTAAATGAAATTAATATGAGAATATCATTAATAGAAGATAGTAGCCTTCCTATTATATAATTACCATAAATATACTTGAGAAAACCAACTACTACTATAAGGTTGATTTATATCATTAATATGTCGTTTTAAATAATTCTTTCTTTTTTTTTCATCATTATTATCATATTTTGAATATAATCCAAGGGCATTATCTTTAAATTGAGTATATGGTATACCGTTAGATCGAATACCACCAAAAGATACTTTTACTTTTTTTTTAGTTTTTTTATGTTGTAATATTGCATCATATTTATTTAATCGGTTAACTCCTCGTTGGAAAAATAGAAAATTATAATCTTTTTTACTGTAAAATGTCATATATTAAAATATATATATTTGTTATATTAATATACGTATTTTTATTTTGTTTTGTTTTTTTTTTCCATTACTATTGGGAAAAAATAGTAATGGTGTAAATTTAAAAGGTAATGTATAATTTTAACTATACATCGGGTATACACCTATACACCGTTTCAATAAAGAAGATCTTGTGTATCTTCCATTTCCCGTTTAGTATTGATTTTCATAATAGGTACGGATTGTTTTTTTTCATCTTTTCTTGTTTTCATAATACCTGCAGTAGAACGACCAGATGGATTACGAGTTATATTTTCTAAAGATTTATTAGGTATTTTTCTTCTTTCTTTCTCTGATGCAATTCTTAAAATTACTTCTGAAATCTGGTCTTTAGTTAGTTCGTCCTTGGGAACTTTTTTACTATTTTTTATTGCTTTTAACATTTTAGATTTCTTACTAACTCCTTTATCACTTTTATTAAATGCTTTAATCATTTTGGATGCTTTACTAATTGGTTTTTTATTTTTTACTTCAAGTAGTTTAGACGCTTGACTAACTTGTTGTATTTCTGAAATCCCACCACCCTCTATTATCGGTTTGTAATTATATAAATTACGAAAGTGTTCAAATCTACTTGTATTATACAATCCACTACCGTGAAGTCGTTGATGCTCTAATTTATCCGACGATAAATGATAATTGGTTCCGTTCAAAATCATAATTGTTTTTTATGATGTATTATATATATACTTCTAAAATATTCCTAAATTTTCTATAAGTAAACCTTTCTTTTTAAAATATATTTTAATAGTTAAATTATCTTCTCTTGAAATAAATAATGGATAAATTCTCCCATCTTTAGTCTGCCAGAATACTCGCATATCAATCTGTCTTAATTCTATACCACTATTCATTTCATAAAATCGTAGACTACTTTGTGGATTGAACTGTATATTTGATTGATTGTTAATTGATGCTAGAGGTTCAAAATCTGTTAATACTTTTCGGGTTATATTCTTTTGTCCAGATAATAATTCATTTGCTACAGGAATACTATCGGTCTCGAATAGGACCTTTTGAAAATCATTCCATAAAAATAACTCTTCCCACTCTTCTGTAAGTTTAAGATAATTTTTAGTATTTACAACCACTTTATTATTTCTATTATCCTTAATTTTTAGATAATGAGATAGTATTGGATCTACTTCGTTATTAAAATTTTGAAAGGCGGGAAAATAACTAAATAGCAATGAACTAAAATATATATATATAGGATTTGTTTTATCAATATCATACTCTAATGGGGAATAAATACTACATTTTCTTGTATTACCATTACCACTATATATCATAATAGGTGGTTCTATTGGTCTATCTATTACGGGAATAGTTAAATATACTGGGTCAGCTTGAAAATCTTGAAAACATAATAATAAACCTGCATTGATACTATCTACAAAATCTTGATAATGCCATATGGATTCTCCAAAAAATGTTGGAGAATTTGGTAAGTTTTGATTTTCGATAAAAGGAATTTCTCTTGTAAATACATTAGTTAAATATTTAATTGATATAAACCATACATTAGTATCCCATATAAAAATGGGTATATTTGAAGTCGGTAAATTAAATCTTATTACTGCCATTTCATAAGCATCTGATTTATTTAAAATATTGCTTGTTCTATTTTCACTAAATTCAGCTAAAATACTTACATTACTCTCTGGGGGATTTTCTATAGTAATATTATAATAAATATGATCATTCTCAAATGTATCTTCATTTAACATTTTATTTTTATATTATATTATATAATATCAAAATACATTTTTCTTACATTGATATATTTCTTCATTAATCTATGATTACACCTTTTCTTTTAAAGTAAAGTTTTACAGTAAGATTATCAGAATCATTTAAATAAATTGGGTAGATATTTCCATCTTTTGATTGCCAAGTAATATTTAAATTCATTTGTGTTAATGGGTAATTTGTAATCAAGTCATAAAATCGTAATGGTCCTTGGGGATAGTATTGAATTATAGACCGATCGTTTAACCCAGACAGTGGTTCAAAATCGGTGATAACTTTCCTTAATTTATTGGTTTGAGTGCCTAATAACTCATTATTAACGGGTATACTCTCAGTTTCTAGAAGTATCTTTTGTAAATCATTCCATAAAAATAGAGTAGTATATTCTTCTTTTATTTCATAATATTTTAATCCTCCTTCTACAACTTCATTATTAAAATTAGATTTAACTTTAATATAAACCGCTTTAAAACCATCGGCATTATCATAATTTTGTAAAGCGGGAAAAAATTCACTTAAATTACGATTAAAATAAATATAAACTGGAGTTACGACCGTTGTATCATATTTTTCTTCTGCAAATAAACTGCATAATTGTGTTTCACTATTATAAACCATATATGGTGCATTTATTGGTTTTTCTGGGAATGCCGGTGTCCCTAATGAAAATGCTGTATATGATTCTTCTAATGCTACATTTATAATATCTATAAAATCCTGATAATTCCATATTGAAGGACCGTAGTAGTCAAATGATCCACCGATTGTATTTGGAATAAACTGTAAGACTGTCGTAAAATCAAGTGCTCCGTATGATATTGTTATAGAAAATTCATTATCTTTCCATAAGAAAATTGGTATTGATTGCGATGGTATTGAAAATCTTACAACTGCTAGATTATAATCTGATGGGTTTTTTAAGATTGGTTCAACACGAGTTTCATTAAATGATGCGGTAAATTTCTGTCCTTGGTTTTCAATTCCCTTACGAATATCAATATTATAATAAATATGATCTTCATTGTCTTGAAGTTGATTACTCATTTTATATTATACTAATATGATATATATATATTTAAAATATTTAAAAATATATATTTTTTTTTGTTATATATAATATAATAATAAGATAAAAAAATGTCATTAAACCATTTAAAAGATATAAATATAAGTAGGGATACTTTTCAAAAAGAGATAACACAGATTTGGACTTTAGGGGATAAAACGGGTGCTCCTATAGTTGGTGCTCCAACAGTATCGGCAAGTATATCCTTTCTAGCGATTGGAAATATAGTATTAGCAAATATACACCCATTTACTTTAACAGTTCCCGCGACTGGTAATTATTATTCAATAGTATCAACAGTTCCCGTCCCCACAGAATTTAAAACATCCCAAATAAACACTGAACACATTTATCTATCAAAAACACTTGCTGGAACTGTTCTAAATGGTTCTATATATAATTACGGAAACCCTACCCAATTTAATATTTATGAAGAATATGTTGCAAATAGTAATACTGTAGCACCCCTAACCCCCAATGAGATTTATAAAAATATCCATTATCAAAATTTCATTTATTTAAGAACTGACCAAGTATAAATTGAATTATTTATATTACATATCTTTAGGTATATATAAATAAAAGTTTTATAACTAAAATACATTTTATTATACTATAACTATAATAAATGTATTTTTCATTACAAAAATCAAACGATGGTCGAAAAATAGCAAGAATCAAAGGAGGTAAATTAGATAAAAAAAATATATATATTTCAAATACTAAAGGAGTAAAAGAAATAAAAATAAAAGATGGTATTTTAGTACCTCTACCAAATCGTGATATTATTGAGAAAGTATATATAAGTGCACCGTCTAATGCTGGTAAAAGCACTTACGCAGGTAAATGGTTGGGTGAGTATTCTAAAATGTTTCCCGACGATGATATATATCTATTTAGTTCTATTACTAAAGATAAAGCTCTTGACAAATACAACCCTTTAAGAATTATATTAGATAATGACTTATTGAACGATCCTATTGAACCTAAAGAATTGCAAAATAGTTTAGTTATATTTGATGATACTGATACTATCCGTAATAAAAAAATGAAAAACTATATGGAAGTTTTAAGAGATTGGTTATTGGAGCAAGGTCGACACTTTAACATAAGAATGTTAATAACATCACATTTATTAAGTAATTATAACTCAACAAGACGAATATTAAACGAAGCGACGAGTGTAGTAGTTTTTCCTCGATCGGGATCAGGTACTTATCATATTAAGAATTTCCTTAAAACTTACTGCGGATTCGATAAAGACCAAACTAAAAAGTTTTTAAATTTACCAAGTAGATGGGTAGCTGTATATCGTTCTTATCCTCAGTATGTTATATATGAGAAGGGGGTTTATTTTCCAATGAATTCAGATGATGTATAAAACTGCCATTTATTTTTAATCTAAAGATAAGATTATATAAAAATGAATGGTATTGATGCTAAAATAAAAAAAGCTGAAGATTATGATCTAACAGATTCTGATATATTAAGAATTACAGACTATAAAACCAAAATATTATTATACAGTGATTTAGAAACTATTGATAATATAGATGAGATACTAGAACCGTATAATTGTTGTGTGATCCTTTATCAATTAGAGATTAATATAGGGCACTGGATCTGTTTAATAAAACAAAACAATAACGAAATTGAATTTTTCGATCCGTATGGATTACAAATAGATACAGAACTAAAATATTCTGACTTTAATTTAAGGAGACACCAAGGTCAAATTGTTCCTCATTTAACTGCCTTGTTAGATAAAAGCAATTATCATATTAAATCTAATAAAGTCCAATTACAAGAATTTAAAGAACATATAAATACTTGTGGGCGGTATGTTTCTATGAGAATAAGATTTCGTACTGTTCCGATAAATAAGTTTATTGAACTATTTACTAAAAATAAGTGTTATAATTCTGACTTTTGGGTAAGTGCTATGACTCTATTAGTTTAATACGTATCCCATCATTAATGGAAAATAAGATTTCTTACTATTTTTTGGGGGTATTGTTTTTTTGGGGTATTATTTTTTTGAGAGAAAGCCTTTCAACTCCATAATCGAATACATCCGTTGGGGATCTATTCGATTTATAGTGGTCTAAAAGTAAATTGAATTTGTTATTTTTTTTTTGTTACTGGGACAAAATTATGTTAGTTTAAATATTTAGCATACAGAACTACATTGAAATTAACAATTTGTGTAGGACCAATGGATAAGGTGGATGTTGAGTCTGATATTAAAACAATTGTTATACTATTACTATTGGCTACTTGTGATCCTAAAACACAACTATAAGCCGCCTTTGGTGGTGATAATGATGATATATTTCCTAAAGTTAATATATTTTCATTATCATATGTTATTAAATTATCCGGAAGATTGAAGACAATGTTGTATATTGTTAGGGAATTTACCGCTATGATTGAAAATACACCTTTAATATCTAAAAGTAGTTTATCTTTGTTTCCTATGACACTATAGATACATTTGCTACCTTGTTGTGTAAGATTAACATTTGCCTCTATTGTTGGTGTATAATCATTAAATGAAGTCCCTAGAACATTGGCTCCTTCCACTTCTACAGCCGAGCATTCTATCTTATTACAGCCTATATTAAGATATTGTTTTTTTAGATAATCACTACTTGTGGTTAGTTTATTCAAACTCATTTATATATAATTATGAAAATATATATAAATTATATTACTTTTATTTTACTCCAATGTGTAGATCTTCATCTATTTCTATTAATTCATCTCTATTAATTCATCTATCTCTTCTATCTCTTCACATATAGTTTCCTTTTTTGTTAAATTATCTTTCTTTTTTTTTTTTCTATAACATTCTAATACCGATAACCTACACTTTTTACAATTCTTACAAGTTTTTTCTTCGTTTTTATAATGTTTAAAATCAGATATTCCGATAGTTTCCCTTCTACATTGTGGACATCTTTTATGTTCTTTTATCTCTTCTGCATAATGTTTATGATCAATATCTTCTTTATTTTTAAACTTATGAGGATTATTCTTTTTATAACTCTTATAGGTTTCTGTTCTACACTTTTTACAAGTCTTTTTGATATCATTAGAATTATTTACTAAACTATAAAAGTCAGATATACCATTTTTTGCTATTCTTTTACAATGAGAGCATTTTAATATCTCAGGAGTATTTTTTTTTTCTATTTTTAATGTTTCCATTTTCTTTATATATATATACAAATATATTATATTTTTAATAATAATAATTAATAAATATATAATTATTTTTTTATAAACTATTATATATATAATAAAATGAGTTTAAATAAATTTACAAATAGTACAGATTATTTAGATAAACAGTATCTAAATGTAGGATGTAATGATATTAAGTGTACATCACTAGAGGTAAAAGGTTTTCCTTATACTCCAATACAAAATGGTACATATACACCTACTATTACCTCTACAATTGGTACATTTAGCGATACAGTTGGCTATTATTCTGTTAATGATACTGTTTTGGATGTGTGGATTTCTACTACATTACTTATTGTAGCAACTAATATTTTAACAGTAATTGATATACCATACCCACCGGGTTTTATAACATCTCCAGGTGGGACAAAACCGTGCGGAGTCTTAACAGCTATTGCAGGGGGTCAAAATGTAGCAGTATTAACACAAAACTCTGTAAATGTTTCTGGTGATGCCTTTGAATTGGGATTTATCTATAATAGTGGTACAGCACCAACCAATGGAATTTCTTCATTTATAAATCTTCATATGAGAGTATTCGGAAATCCTGTAGTTTAAATTATTAATTATAATATATAATATATAATATATTATTATATATTATATAGTAAATGAGCCTTAATAAATTTACAAGTTCTTCAGACTATTTATCTAAACAATATCTAAATTTAGGTGTCAATGATATAAAATGTTCTACATTATCAGTTTCTGGAAAACCAGTCGTTCCTTCAACAGACCATAGTGACAGTGCTTCATTTACTCCGACACTTACAGCAAATAATTTGACATTAAATACTTTTTCAGCTTATTATCACTATAATAATAATGTATTGACATTAATCGTTAATGTTAATTTTACAGTTGTAACCGCCGGTGCTCTAGTCACTTTACAAGTTCCATTACCTCCAAATTATACCGTAAAAATCGACACAGAACAATTTCCCGCAATCGGTTTCTTAAGTAATAATGTCTCTACACCGTTTACAAGCCAATCCGCATTTACTTCTACAGCGGGAAATAGTGTATCGTGCGATTACCGACAGAATGGTGTTGAAACTGTGACTGGTCAGATTGGAGTTATAACCTTCACAGGATCATTTTTAGCAGATCCTACCTAATTTTTAGTTCTTTTAATAATTGTTCAAATGTTATTACTCTTTGTTTTAACTTTTTTTTTTCAGAAGTAACATATTTACTTTTTTTATGACATTTATGACATTTAGTAACATATTTACTTTTTTTATGACATTTATGACATTTAGGACATTCTAATTTTTCCATACGATGTCCTATCTTATATATATCCATACGTTGGTATATTATATATATATATATAAAGATTTTATATTTAATTTAAAATATTTAAATTAATTATAGATGCTTTAACTCTTCTTTTGTTTAAATGGGGATTATTTATAGATTCTAATCATCAATTTTTGCAATAGCTATTCTATGAAAAACCATTCCAGATTGACCTCTACTTTTTGTAAATGTATTTTCAATTCTGATATTAAACTCTTTTTTTCCAAAACCTTTATGATTATCATTTATAGATGCCCATTTACTAAAGTTATCATATAATGTATTTGATTTAGTTATAAATGGTTTTTTTTCTTTTTTACTCATAAGTTCCCATTCATCTATGGGTTTAGTATCGCAACATTCACTTATCCAAATTCCAATAACATCATTCTCATTCTTTTTCTCATTAATATATTCTTTAACAATTTTTGGTTTAACAATTCCCTTTTTTTTAACTTTATAAAACTCAATACAACCTTTTACTAACCAACTAAAATAAATATCAATTGGTCGCCCAATAGTTTTATATTTTTCAATTAAATCATCATCGGCATCATAATACTTATATTTATTTTCGTTGTATGATCCGTTGTTTTTCTCTTCAATCATAGACTCTTCATTTAAAAATCTTGACTTATAAGGATTAAATACTAAACGGTCATTAATTGCCTTATCATTAGTGTCAAATTTTGGTATTATATTGGAGCATATAACTAATTTACAAAATGGAAACATAGTCCAAGTTTTTTTTTCATAACATTCCCTAACTCCTTCAATCGGATCACCACTTGCTATTTTCTTTACTATTTGACAATCAATTACATCATTAGATTCTAATTCTTGAGTAAAAACAAGTCGTTTGCCATCAATTGGTACTAAATTACTGGTGTGTCCGCTTCCTCCTTTTGCACGATGTTGAGATTTATCATATACAACAATTTCCTTGCTTATAAATCCACAGAAATCACCTAATATTAATTTAAGAGCATCTACTTCTGATGACTTACCGTTTTTACCAACTCCGTGGTTAATATCAATATCACGACAAACTCGACCACTTAAATAAGAACCCATTTTAATTTGCTTGTATTTAATGTAATCCTTATCATCCATACTAATTTGATTTACAAACTTATTTAAATATTTATCATCTTCTTCCGTTTTATTGGCATCTTCTATATAATTTACATTGCAAAATGTTGAAAACTTATCTTCTTTAGTTCTATCTCGAATCGTTCCATCTATTAAGTTAATAACTTTTCCATCTTTTATTGGTAATAAATCGTGGCTTCTGTTAATTATATCTGTTCTAAACCTATCATTTCTAAAATTATCTTGTGCTATTGAATATATATCTCTCATTCCTCTTGAAGATTCCATTGATTTATTTATATCCTTTATCTGTTTTTTTTTGTATTTTAAATCCTTTAACTGTGCTTTATCTTTTTCTGATAATTCTTCTTGTTTTGATATTTTAATTATTTTAGTATCAATATCTCGTCTAATTTCTGAAATAAGTTTTGGTATAGGGGATGTTTCTTTACATATCTGAACCGTTAACTGTTTCTTACTTTTCTTAACCCATAATCTTTCCTTATCACTCCATAAATAACCATCACCTTCATCATTAGTTGTTATTATTTCATCTTTATTCAACTCGTAAAATACCATAGATAACTTTTTATCAGTAACACAATCATTCTCCATATGTTCTAGTATTGTGTTTTTTACTTGTATATATGTTCTTCTTTTATCTGTAATTTCTATAAACTTAGGTATATCATAACTTGATAAATCAAAAATGTCCTCAAATGGTTTTACATCTAGATTAATATTTATTTTTAGTTTCTTATAAATAACTTTTTCGCATTCTTCAATGTTATACTTATTTTCGGAAGGCAACATAATACCATCAAAGCATAATACTGCATTTTTATCATTTCCAAAATAGTCATCCATTACATTCAAAATTTTACTTTCAATATCACATAGTATATGATTCATAAAACTTGCTTTATGATTATTATGTTTACCATCAATTATTCGTTTATTTTCGTGTTCTTCGAATAATTTCCTAAAATTAGAACATATTCGGTTATGAATATTAGGCATTTCACTATCGAAAAAATCACATAATTCGACCGTTGGTGATTCTAATTTATTAAATTCATTTTTTCCACCATTAATAATTGAAAGCATCATTTTCTTACCAATATCCTTTGTAACATCATTTTCCTTAAAAAAATTATCTCTATCATTACAATATTTTTGTAATATATCACAGTTGATTTTAAGATTTTTACAAATGAATAATAAAATATTTGGATGACAATTTTTCATATCAATGTCTACATACTCATCTTGTGATATAGTTTGTCTAATCTGTCTTTTCATAGATTGCAAAGACATTGATTTAACTGCAAAATATCTTCCAACTCCTTTTTTCTGTATATATGTAACGTTAACAATACTATTTTTTGAAAGGTCTAAATAATCTTTTGCCATACTAAAAACTGATGATGGGTCGTATTTTTCTCCTGATGTTAATTCTAACCTTTTATCGGCCTCTAATAACTTCTTAAATGTTTCATCATTCTCTATGATATAATTTAAATAATCAACATTAATTCTTTCCTCACGTTCAATGTATTTATCATCTCCGTAGTTTAAAACATTTAATTTCTCAAAATCAGTCATCAATTTCATTTCTATATATATATATATGTAAAAGATTTAATTCTTTATATATATTTAAATAATTTATTTCTTTGTAAAATTCAAAATATCCTACTTTTAGCCCTACAACATCTAGATGTATACTAAGTTTTTATATTGAAACTGTATAAATATGTAATTCCCAGTAAATATGTAATATTTTATGTAGAATTTAAAGGTTATTTACATAGTTTTACAACAATAATCTACCTTATACATTATATAGTATGGCTATCTTATAGTTCTCTTATATTCCTTTTTATATTTATTACTTATTATTATTATTAGTATTTAGGTGATTTTAGGTAAATATGTAAAAGGCCCGCACACATTTGATATATATAAAACCCGCACACATTTAATATTATTTGTAGCCCTAAATGTTTGCGGAGATTATACATAAAAACATAATTTCACATATTTTACATATATTACGTTGATACATAACCTTTTTT